CAGGGGCGGCCGGTCCCAAAGGGAGGTTATCTGATGGGGCGTGATAAGTTTCACATGCTTGACAGCCGACCAACGGCGCAGGTGCGCTGGTGCTGGGGTACGGATTGGGCGATTACGGAGAAGGAAGCAGCGCCGAAGCGGGCTGATCCTGACTATACAGTGGCGTTCCTGGTGGGGTTGTGGCTGCCAAACGGCAAAGATGATGCGCGGCTGGTGCTGGCCGATATGCGGCGCAGCCAGGCGAATATTTATGACGCCAAGCAGTTGGTGAAGGATGCCATGTTGACGACCGGGGCGACGGTGCCAATGCGCAGCGGTCAGGCGAATATGGATAAGTTTTATTTGACCACGCTGCGCAGCGATCCGGCCTTGATCAGCCATTCTATACGCAATCTTGACCGGGCGGAGATGCCTGGGGATAAGGTGGCGCGGGCTAATCCGTGGCTGGAGTTGGTTCATGCCGGGCGGGTGTATGTGGTGCGCGGCGGTTGGAATGAGGATTTTTTTGCTGAGGTGGAGAGTTTCCCGCGTGGGCTGCATGATGATCAGATTGACAGCATTAGTGTGGCGGTGGCCTATTTTGGCATTGCACAGGGCAGCCAGAAGGCAATGAGCAGCAGGGTGAATTTCTATGGCTAGTAAGCAGCAGAGCGGCAGTATTTGGACGTTGGCTGAGTTTCAGCCGCTGGCTGAGTTGTATGAGGCGCGGCAGAGACGGCTGCGCCAGAATGAAGCGTATTACAAGGGCAAGATGTATGACCAGAGTTATGGCGACATGAAAGCCTGGGCGGTGCAGATGCCGGTGAGGGGGCTGCGGAAGCAGATTAAGGTGCTTTTCCAGCCGTTGGCGGGGGCGGTGCAGGTGGATGTGGCGCTGATTCCGGCGAATTGGGAACTGGATGCGGACAGCCAGCAGCACGGGGATGCGGTGCGGCGGCTGTTGAAGATGAGCCGGTGGGGTCTGGAGCAGGATATGTATGTGCATCAGGCGGCGGCTATGGGGATGACGACGCTGAAGGTGGTGGATGACCGGGTAAATGGCACGGTGGTGATTCAACCGATCCGGCCGGATACGGTGCTGACGGTACCGGAAAGCCAATTTAACAGCCGCCTGCGTATGGCGATTGTGATGGGGCAGATGCCGGGGCCGGATGGCAAGCCGGTGGAGCTGGCTGAGGTGATTGAGCCGGATCAGGTGCGCACGTTTGTGGCGGGTGAACCTATGGGGGTGTTGGCGCGGCCGGCGACTTTTGCCAATGCCCTGGGTGAGGTGGGGGTGGTGGATGTGCCTTTCCTCTATACCGGGGAAGCGATGGGTGAGCCGACGTTTGAGGCGGCTAAGCAGCCGCTTGACGGGGTGAATCAGCAAGCGAATGACATGGAAGAGAATATCAAGAAACATGTGGAACCGCAGTGGGCGGCGTTTATTGATAACCCTGAGAAGAACGCGGCGGATTTGCAAAAGAGTGGGGATAACGTGTGGTGGTTCCCGGCGGGCAGTGATGTGAAGGCGTTGGTGGCTAACCTGGATATTCCGGGGGTATTGGAATATATCAAAGAGATCAAGCTGGATATGAAGAAGACGCTGCCGGAGCTGCTGACGTTTGAACTGGTGGGTATGACGCGCATTGCGGTGCCTGCCATTGAGGTGCAGCTTTTGCCGCTGACGATGAAGATTCACCGGGCGCGGCGCAGCCTGGATGATGGGCTGGCGCGGGCGCTGCGGCTGGCGGGCCGGGCGGCGGGGCAGATGGGGCTGGCGGAGTATGCCGGGCTGGATGATCCGCTGTTGGGGTTTGCAGAGAAACGGCCGGTGGTGTTTATGGATGCACTGACGGCGCTGAGCCTGGAGCAGAGCCGGATTGCCACGGATGCGGCGCGGATGGGATTGGAAGATCAGCGGCGTTTAACGGGAGATGGATGATGAAGCTGAAGATGAAGAGGTTTATGAATAGTTATAGGCGGTTTGGTTTGCGTTACATTGTTTGTGGTTGGATAGTGCATATCCGGCAATGGATATTGGAAGACGGCGCTAACGATGGATTAGGTGGGCCGCCTAATAATTGGCAATCCTCGAAATTATTTATTGTTAAACAAGGTGCAAAACATGATCCTAAATATCATTATGGTTATTCGTGCCGATTTTTGAATGATGCCTATGAGATATGGATAAACCAAGAAGAAAAAGAAAACGGTGAACTTCACCAAAGATGGGCCTTTTTTTGCAGTGCCGAAATGTTCAGAAAAATGGCGTTATGGTATCTGTGGCGTTGGGCGTGGGGTGAGTGGTTTGGGCTAAGGCGCTGGTTATTTTACAAATGGCTATCTTGGCATGTTAAAAAATATAAGATTGGGATCAAAACAAACGAACAAAGAGGGATCACTGGTGAATGAGCTAAACCGGGCGCGGGGCAAGGTGCGGGCCGGGCAGCGGGCAGTGGATAAGCTGGATGCGGCGCTGGCTAAGGATATTGCGAAGGCGTATCAGGCGGCGCGGCGGGATTTGCTGGCTGATCTGACGGATGCTTTTATGCGCTTAGGCGATGAACCGACGCCGGCGCAGATTCGCGGCCTGTTGGCGCAGCGCGGTTTGATCCAGGCGATTGAGCGGCGGCTGGCGAAGTTGGGGCAGGATGTGGTGCTGGCGCTGGATAAGACGCTGCGGGATGTGACGGCGGTCAGTCTGGAATCGGTGATGGCGGAGATTGAGCTGCTGGCGGCGGCGGTGGGTGTTGATTTGGCGCTGCCTTTTGCGCTTGATCCGCTGTTGGAGCTGACGGTGGGGCCGGCGGTGGCGCAGGTACCTTCGTTGACAACGGCCGTTGCCGCCCAATTGACCAGCCAACTACGCATTGCTTTGGCGCAAGGTGAGCGCATGGCGGAGATTACGAAGGCGCTGTATGGCACGGATAGCAGCATCTTCAGCCGGGGGTTAACGAGCGCCAGATTGATGACACACCGGGCTGTGACTGAGGCGGAGAATACGGCGCGGCTGGCGTATTTGGAAGCGGAGCAGGAGAGAATACCAGCGCTGCAAAAGCAGGCGATTGCTAAGATTGACGCCTCTACCAGCAAAACATGCCTGGATTTGCATGGGCAGATTCAGCCGCTGGATAAACCGTTTGAGGTGCGGGGCGGTTTTGGTGACAGGATGACGGCTCCTTTTCATTGGGGGCCATGCCGTACCACAGTGGCGGGGTATCACCCGCTGTTTGAGCAAAGCAGTTCATTGACGACCGCCAGCCTGCGGGCTGAGGCGGCGGCTGAAGTTGAGAGCAGGGAATAAGCGTGGCGTTGCACGTTAAAAACGAATTGAGTGAGGTGAAATGATGGCAGATGAAAATGATGTAAAACCAACAGGAACGCAGCCACCGGCCGCGACGGATCAGCAGCCGCCAGCAGGGGCAGGGGCAGAAGGGGGTGATCTTCAGCAGGCGGTGCCTTATGCCCGATTTAAGGAGATCAACGACGCACGGAAGCAGCTTGAGCAGCGTTTGGCGCAGATTGAGGCGGCGCAGACGGCGGCGGCGGAGAAGGAACTGCTGGAGCAGAAGAAGTATCAGGAGTTGGCGGACAAGTACAAAACTGAACTGGAAACGGAACGGATGAGCCGCCTACGATTGGAAACGGCCGCTAAGCATGGCCTGCCGGTGGAAATGGCGGGCAGGCTGCAAGGGGCAAACGCGGATGAGTTGGCGGCGGATGCGCAGGCGCTGGCGGCGTTTTTGAAACCGGCCGCACCGGGCAACCTGCCGCGACATAACGGCCAGCCGGCCGCAGCGCCCACGACGGCGCAAATGAGTGACCCGAAGTGGGTGCGTGAAAATATGGATAAGCTGTGGCCTAAGTAGGGCGCAGATTGAGCAGGCTCCTATCGTGGCGTAGCACGTTAAAAACGAATTGAGTGAGCATTTAATAACTTAAATTAAACGATAGGAGATTTTGAGAGATGGCAGCAAATTCTACAACCATTGGTCTTGGCGACGAGACTACCAACAGTATCGCCACTATTGTGGCAGCGCAGGCGCTTGGCTATTTGAAGGCCAATACCGTCCTGGCGCAGATTGTGAACCGGGATTATGACAACGAAGTGGCCGCGCATGGCAGAGTGCTGAATATCCCCATCCGGGGCAGCCTGACGGCTAACGCCAAAGCGACGGATACCGCCACCACCAAACAGGTGCCGGAAGATTCCAAAGTGGCCGTGACCATGAGCAACCATTATGAGATCACTTTCCTTTTGGAAGATGTGGCGCAGGCGTTTACACGGCCTGATCTGATGATGGGCTATACCGAAGACAGCCTGAAGGTTTTGGCGGAAAAGATTGACAGCACCATTGCTGCCCTTTATTCCGGCTTTAGCCAAAGCATTGATGCCTCCGCCGGGTTGTCTGAAGCGAATTTCCGCAATGCGCGGCGTTTGCTGAATGCGGCCAAAGCGCCGATGGCGGATCGCTGGGCTGTGCTGCATGAAGATGCGGAATATGAAGCCCTGGGCATTGAGCGCATTGTGGCCCGTGAATTTGGTGATGAGGGCACGGCGCTGCGTGAAGGCGCAATCGGCCGTTTTGCCGGGTTCAATGTGGTGATGAGCCAAAACATCACCGTGGCGACTACCTGCAAGAATCTGTTTATGCACAAAAATGCGGCGGTTTTGGTGACACGGCCGTTGCCTGCACCTCCGGAAAACAGCGGTGTTATCAGCCGCGTCATGTCTGAGGATGGCATTGGGGTGCGTGTGACCATTGGCTACAACATGGATTACATGGCTACGCAGGTGACGATTGACGCGCTGTGGGGTGTGGCTGAAATGCGTGATAACCATGCCGTGGTGGTGGCGACCACTGAAATTTAGG